GGCAAATCCTCTATAATAATATTTATCAAAATATATTTTTCTATGCTATAGAAAAAAGATCCGATTAGAACTTTTTTCTAAATATCTACATGTTAACAAAACAGAAATCTCGTCCAGTTTGCAAACATTGCGGTATTGTTCCAGCAAAATCTAACGGTATAAGCAAATTAGGTTTTAAAAAATGGCACAAGTATTGTATTGATTGTAGTAAAATTTTATATAGCGAGAAACATAAGTACCTACAACATAAAGCAATGAAATGTGAATTTTGCGGGTTTAAAGCGGAAGATAAATGTCAGATGGATGTAGTTTTCAAAGACGGTAATAAAAAGAATAAAAAAGAAAGTAATCTAAAAACATTATGTGCCAATTGCTCACGAATATATCAAAAACGCCTAAAGAAAGGTCGTAAATCTGTTATGAACATGACTGTAGATAGTGATATTCGTATAGCATAAAAAAAGAAAGGGCGCCGAAGCGCCCAATCTTTTGAACAACAAATCCAACTATTATTGGAATGTTAAGTTCTGTACAGCGATCTCACCAACGTAGTCTGCTGCGTTGCCGAAGCTGCTTGCAGTGTTAGTTAATTCGATATAGCCATAACGTGTCATGAATGACACGACTGGTTCGAATGTTGATGGATCTAGAACAACGCCGCTTGACATCAATGGGATGTATGGGCAGTAGAATGCTGCTGCGTCTGTCTCACTTGAACCCTTATAACCGACTAATACAGCCTGTGTATCTGGGGCATATGAGTCAACGAATACGCGCATTGCACCGTTCAATGTACCAACAAACTTAGTGTTAGTTGGTGCTTCGAATGTGCCTTCAGTTGTTCTTGCGAATGCTGAAGTTGTTGCTGACTGTAGAACAGTCAATGATGCTGGTGATACAACTGCCCAGTTACCTGCACCGCGACGAGTGCGCTGTGCAATTAGGTTTGCAACGCGGTTGATTAGAACTGCTAGAGCAGCGTGTTCGTCACCGACGTATGTTGCTGTACCTGATACTGTTGCTTGGTTGTATGTGAACTCAGTTGAAGCAAGAGTTGCTAGTGACAACAAGATTTCTTGATCGATTTCAGCAGTAATTTCTTGGGCAAGTGCTGCCATAATTTCTGCTTCAACGTCAATACCATGTTGTGACTGTGCATCTTGTGCTGCTTCAAATGTCCAACGTGCTTGCAACTTACGTGATTTGGCTTCAACAGCCTGACGTAGAATCTGCACGCTGATCTGTTTACCACCATTACCTTCAAGAGTAGCAGTATCATTACCAGTATAGTAATTTGATGTTGTTGCACTTGATGGTGAACGTGAATAAGCCTGAGCAATTTTGAATGGGCTCAATGCTTCTTCGCCAGCAGTTACAGATGTCTGTGCTGCTGAGTTATCAGTCAATGACTGAGCATAACGTACACGTAATGTGTGGATCTGACCAACTGGACCAGTCATTGGCTGTACGCCGACTAGTTCGTTAGCGATAACAGTTGGCATAACACGACGAATTACTGGAAGAATAACGCGATTTAATGTTGCGATATTACCAGCAGTTGTTGTGCCTGCTGAAGATTCAGCGAGCAACTGTTTCTTGGTGTTTTCTAAGATAACACCCATTGTTGAGCGGCGAGTTCCTTTCAAGCCTTCTAGTAGGGCTTCCTTGGTCTCGTCCCAACGGCTTTCTAAGAGTACTTTTGACATTTTAATTATCTCCTAATATGTCTTACTTAAGCCCTGCCAGACGCTTGAAATCAATCAAGTTGCTTTCGGCAACTGGATCTTTCTCAACTTCTTTTTTGGCAGTTTCTTTATCACCAGTCACTTCTTTAATAACACTTTCTGTTAAAGCAGTTTTAGCGCCTGCTTTAGCTGTTCCAGTATTAAGAACTGCTGGTAAATATTTTGCGAAAGCATCCTGTAATTTTGGTGTTTGGACACTTTCTAGTAAAGCCTTCATTACTTCTTTCTTCTCTTTGTTTAATGGGGCTAGAAGTTCATCCATAGCCTTTTCACGCTGAGTTGATTCTTTAATAATGCGAGCTTCACGATCCTTTATTTCAGCAACCTGAATTGCTTGTTCAGCAATTTGCTTTGCCTTAGCGAGTGCTTCTTCTTTTGACTGAATTGCTGTCATTAACTTGCGAGCTTCTGCCTTATCATTTAGATAAGTTACAGAGTATTCGCTAGCAAATGCTTCAAACAATTTACGTCCAAAGTTGTTTTCACGAGCTAATTTAATATCTTCCTTGAGTTGTGATAATTCACCCTTCAATTGAGATGATACTGCTTTGCCGACCTTTTCAGCACTTTCAGCAACAAATTTTGCTTTAAGTTCTTCAAGTTTTTCACGGCCTTCAGCAACTAGTCTTACACGTGCCTCAACAACAGCCTTTTTGTCCTGTGCAAACTCTTTAATTTCTTTAGCAAGAGCATGAACAATAAACTTTTCTAACTTTTGTTGATTTTCCATTTGTGCCTTACGGTCGTTGCGCAACTCTTTAATTTCTTCTGCTAACTTTGTTACCATAAAGTCATTAAATTTTGTTGCGTGTTCGCCGAGTGCAACTCTTGTAGCGACACGATCTGCTACTAATTGCTTTTTCTCCTCATGAAATTCTTTAATTTCTTGAGATAGATTTTCAGTTAACATCTTATCTAGGGCTTCTACCATCACACTACGATCATGTTCGTAACGTTGTGCGAATTCCTCACGGAGTTCACCACGTACTTGATCGCGGGCTTCAGTCAACTTTCCTTCCCAAACTTTTTGAAGTTCGTTTGAGACATCTTCGTTGATTAGTCCACTCTCTAGTAATGGTTTGATAGCATCTAACATGCTCATATCCCCTATTATTTAATTTTCAATTCCTTGATAAGGCGTTTGACTTCCTCACCTAAGAAATTTTGTACCTTTTTGTTGCCCCTTGCTTCTCTAGCGACATCTAAAACTTTATGACCATGCTTCATATTCATGAGGCTTTCATATATTGCTTTAGGATATGCGTTAGGTGCGCTTGGTTGTGCAACGATATCAACAGTGATTATTTCAAAATCACTTACCTTGCCGTCTAAATCGCTTACATTACCTGATCCACGACTTGAAACGCCTAGTTTTACTCCACTCTCCAACATAGTCTTTACTAATTGACCCATTGGAGTTGGTAGAATCTTTAGTTTACCGAAACCGTTTGCGCCATCCATCCACATATTTGTGATCATATGACTTACACGGTCTAGATTAATTTTAAGGTCATCTGGATGATCTACTTCACCTAATACAGAATAACCTTCTTGAATTTGTTTGTTTAACGTATTGACTGCTGTTTCAATTTCAGAGACAGGGTAAACACGCTCATTAGCGTTCTTTACCCCACCCTGAATAAAGATGCCCTTCATATAGAGGGTCTTTAGTTCATCGTTGCCTTCCTTTACGGCCTCAACGATCATGTTTGCTCTATCAAACGTTAAGTGTTCCCTGAGATACAAAGCCATTTGTCTCCAGTTTACTCTTAATTAGCCTTTGGCTACCGGGCTCTTAGTATTTGAACCATCATCGCCATGCTTTGGCTTTGGTGCGTTCTCTAACTTTGCTCCCTTACCACCTGGTGCATTCTTAAACTTTCCTGCACCTGGTAGATCACCTTCCTTCTTGCTATATTCGTTAGAAGGACCCTTTGGACCTGTTGGTACGGACTCATCTCCGCCTTCACTAAACTTAACAGGTTTTACGCCACTTGCCTTTACTTTTGGTTCGTGTAAAGTTGGGCTCTTTGTTTGTGCGCCGTTATCACCGTGTGTTACTGAAACTTTTTCTAACTTTACTGCTTCCATAACTTCTTCAACTTCTTCTTCATCAGATACTTCCATATCTTCGGCGCCTTCTTCGTCACCTTCGCCTCTTAAAACGGCTTCAAGGTGAGCAAGTACGTCTTGTAATTCGTCGCGTACTTCTGCTACTTCATCTGCTTCTACTTCGCCTGCTGATGGTTCTGCTTCTACTTCTTCTTCGCTGTCAAATTCAATATCTTCCTCTTCTTCATTCATACCTGTTTCTTCAACATCAATTTCGTCCATCAAATCAGCGATTTGGCCATGCATTTGACCGCCTTCGTCCATCATCTCTTCGTCCATGATTGATTCATAGATTTCGCGTGATTTTTCAACTACGATTTCGTGGAATAATTCACGGGCTTTTTCATCTTGCTCATTGATGATGAGGTCAATAAGCTGTTCGTATTTCTTGTTTTCCATTTGTTTTCTCCTGGATAATAATGGCTTTGTAGAATTATTTAGCGCATAGCACTAAAAAGTGTTCAATAAGTGCGATTTTTTTACGTTTTTGA